CCCTTTATTTTTTTCACAATGCTTTCTTGCATCGTCCTTTTCCCAATTAGATTTAGGATAACGGAAAGCCTGTGTAGTCGTATTAGATTGTCCTTTAAGTTTACCATTTATTATAGATAGTTTACCTTGACTTATACGTCTAAAACTGGCTTTCTCAAAACTATCAGGACTTTTTATTCTACATGAAAATTCGTTTGGGTATGGCATTTAAGCCGCCTTCCTATAAACATTCTCAAACCAATTACTAATTTCCGGATGCGTGGATTTATTGTTCATCCATTCAATCCAGTTCTTAGTAAGTTTCTCACTTGATATTGCTACTGTAACCGTATAGCATTTACATTGGGGATGGCTTACTGGTAAGTTTTCAGGCTTATAAACTCCAATACCTAATCCTTCATCGTGGTGAGCAAATTTATCACACATTGAACAATTTGGGTCCATGTTATTTGACCGCATCCATTTAATTCCCTTAGTACCAATATTCTTAGCTGAAGCCATCCTATCAGCTTCCCTAAAAGCATTGGCCCGTTCAGTACGTAGTAACCGGGCAGCGTCAAACTGGACATTTCTGCCATGCAGTTTAGTCTTAATTGCCCGCCTTGAAGGATTGAGTAATTTATTTAACCTGGCTTCAAGTACTCTATCGGAAGCTGGCCTGCCTGATGCTATCTCCTCTAAGACAATACGCTCAATTTCCCTTTTAGAACGTTTATCAAGTAGCCAGATCCTATCGGATAGTTTTAAGCCATCTTCCCAAATCCTATTCTGTACTAATTTAACTGCATCGGTAGGGACCTTGAAAAGTACCGTCTCCATATTTATATCAACACCAACGCCAGCTAATTTCTGGCTGTACTTTTTAAGCATTATCCTATCAACATCAGTACCAAGATTTGCAAATTCAATCACAGCCTTATCTAACTGGCCTTTAAAACCACCTGTCAATTTATCGGCTTCTTTTATGAGTTCTCTAACTGCTAACCTTTTTTGGCTGTAAGACCAGGTAGTTTTATTTACAATCTCAAGTGCTTCTTTTTTTAAGTTTCCCGCAAATTCAAGATACAACCTTCCAAGTTCCTTATCCTGCAATTCGGAATACTTGATAAAATCACGCCTGTTTCTCTTGATATATCTTGTAAATTCTGCTGAACCGATTATCATTTTCTATAATATCCTTCAAGACTTACCTGTGCTGTACCCTGTCCACCGATAGCCAGCGCCCTTAATTCAATATCAGTCTTTTCCTCAAATACCATAGGCATATCGAAAGCGACAGATTCGGTCTGGTTCTTGATTACTTTATACCTTGCTATATACCAGCTTTCACCAAATGGCTTTGCCCATAAAGCAATGTGTGTTGCAGCTGAAGAAACCTCTCCAAAGCTCCACCTTATTATTGTAGCCCTGTGAAGTCTCGGCACTGTAAATACTGGTATCCTTGATGACCCTTCACCTACTACTATATAGCCAACTGTTGTGGTATCTGATGTGTCCCTTATTGTAATATTGCCTACATTTGAGCCATTAGTACCAACTGTTGTGACCCTTGCGGACAATACCCTCTCATAAGTATATGCACTTGATACTGGTATTATACCGGCCATAGGTATCGTCTCAGAGATAAAATCAAAATTGGTATCAAGCCCTGTTACGAAGAGTTCCCTTGCACCAGTGCCGGGCATCGTATCTTGTCCATCATTACTTTTAACGGTTATTCTTTCACCACCAGTGGCTATATAAACATATGGGGTACTCAGTTCCCAGACTGTCCCCCAGGTTGCGGCTACAGTACCGTCATAACCAACTATATTAAATGCTGTCTGGTCAGTTACAAATCCCTCTGCAATCGCATTATAATAGGGTCTTTGATACGCTATCGTTGAACTCATTTTATATCTCCTTATCCATTTTCATTATAAATATCTCCCATAGCTTTTTGCTGTGCTTCCTGTTCTTTTGCAATCTCAATTATAAGCTCTTCAGGGTTTTCAACTCCTGCTATGCTCATTTCACGCTTAACAGAAGAAAGTCCAGCACTTATCTTTTGTACTGCAATCTGCACTTCTTCAAGTTCATTCTGCGGTACAGGGGTGTGCATTATGATTTCTATGTCAATCCCTTCCGGTATCTGGTAGCCTTCATATACTTCTTTCATTTTTAATATATCGTAGTAAATCTGTTCAAGTTTCGGCTGCCAGATTGTGTTTTTCTGGGTAGTCTTTGAAATTATAGAAGCGAATAGAAGCTTGAGAGCAACGCCTGATAAATTACCCACTGACTTTAACCTCTCGGCCTCAAGCTGTATTACCCCGCTGAATTCAAAGAGCAGGGATTTAAGGCTATCAAGATGATACCTTAGAACATCAATATAATTGAACCCGCTTTCCAGCTTTGATATATCCGATTTAACATCCCCAGGACCTCCCACTACGTTCCATATTGCACCAGGTTTACGCTTTACTTTATCCTCTGGCCTGCCCGGACTTGAAAAAGCCTTAACATTCATGAGTATCGTTATAGCAAACATCTCAAACCGCAGGGCATCAGATGAATCGCTATACTTCCTGTTAATTTCATCTATTATCGGTATAAGGTCAGCAAGTTCAGAAGTTCCCCGTATTTCACCGATTGAAGGCATATTTGGGATAATGTAGACTGGTATAAAATCAAGCAGTTTCTTACCTTTACCGAGAAAATACTCCGCAACTATCTTTTCTACTTTTAAATTAGTAGCATCATAAAGTTTTTCAGAAAACCAGCACCCCTTTTTACCTTTCCCAATATCCTTAAGCTCATAAGTCTGTTTCCAGATTGTTTTCTCATCCCTGAAGGCACAAAAATGTACCCTTATCATCTTTTCATAATCATCAAATTCCATTACCGGAAAGCACTCAATCATGTTTCGTGGCAGTATCCTTACCTGCTTCATATCCTCATCATACTTTAACTTTATGGGTACACCGCCAGCTATGTTACATTCCTTTGCTGCCTGGAGCCATTTCAAGCCTGCATTATTTGCCTTGTTTACTTCATATAGCTTATCTTCGGCTTCCTTTGCCTGTCCTTTAGCGGTTTTATTGTCTTTTTCGGCTATTACCGATATGTCAATATTCTCCTCGAACTGCCAGCTTGCCAGTTTGTCCACTATAAGTTTTGAATAATTTAGGGGAACCTGGGCCGGCCTGTAATCAGTATTTTCACTTATCGAATATTCCGGGTAGACTTCTTCAATATATTTGAAGGCATTGTTATCGTAGTAATCAGCATATTTTATTAGCTGTTGTATTTCTGCCAACTGCCTATCGGTAAATATTGAGTATTTTTCGGCAGTAAACTCCGGTAATGCTACTTTAATCAATGTTCTTAAATCATAAGCCATAATAAAATCCTTTAATTAAATTATCTAAATCCTCCTGGGAATACTGATATATCCGCTGTCTGCCCTAAATGACTGTAAGCACCATACCTCATACTGTCGCAAAAATGGTCGTTAAATTTGACTGGTTCCTCCATTACGTTACCATCTTTATCTTCACGTCTTTTATATGATTGCAATTCCTTAATTCCGTTTATACTATCCGCAAGAATACCGAGTAAGTGTGTTTTGCAAAAGTCTATTCCTGCCATTACGTCCTTACGGGCTTTGTGAATGTTAAATCCGGCGTGGTAAAACTCGTTGATCCTGTCTGGTTCAGATGAGTCAGCATAAATCTCCCTGTATCTCTGCTCTACTGGTATTAACTTCTTTGCCTGTTCTATAAGTTCGGTATTGGTTAAGCTGTCTTGGTATAAGAGTTCATGTGCTATAAAGTCGTTTTCAATCCAGTTTATTTCAGTCAATGCTGATGGGTTAGAATAGCCAAAGTCTAGTCCGTAAGATATGTCATCTACTTTTAGGCTGTCTATAAACTTAACCCCGTCTTTAAACTCAACCTTGTTAAACGTCTTCCACTTACCGTATATAATGTTTTCAAGTACGCCCCACTCACCGAGGTTGTAAATCTTATAGAAATTCTGATCTATCTTTATTAAATTTTCAATTTCTTTACGTCTTGAAACCGGTAAATACGGATTGTCCTTATAGGTGGAAACATTCTCCCCTATATCGTAATTACCACTATCAATAAGAATTGTCTTAATGAAGTGCAAACCCGATACCGGATTAAACGACATATACATCTGCCCGTTCATTCTCATATTGAACTGATGGAAGTCGTTAAACGTAAAGTCAATTGCTTCCTCCAGCCAAACGTCATCGGTCTGGAAACTTGCCACTTTCTGCGGGTCGTCAAGGGACATAAAATAACAGGTATTGTCTTTTACTTTTAGTTCTAAATCAGTCTTATTTAACTTATAAGGAATACCGAGAGAACTGACAATATCCATTGTTTCCTTATAGGCTGTCTTCTTTAAGGCTGGTAGTGTCTTACGTGCGATTACAAGAGTTCTTTTAGTATCTGCACATAATTTATTTACTGCAAAAAACTGTGAAAGAGAATAGGACTTTGACGAACCTGTACCGCCACGAAGTACGTTAATCCTTGATTTGCTTTGTTCCAGCCAGTCATAGACTTTGGTAACATTTATGTCAACTTTCATCTTTTGCTCTATGGATTACTATTTCAACGGGTTCGGTTGTCTCAATTTCCGTATGTGTTCTATCTGCTATGAACTTCTTGACCGTACCGAGTAAGACCTTATCGTTTATAAAAGCCCGTTCAATTAGTCTTCTAAATAGTTTTTTACCAGTTTCAGTTTCATAATCTTTTAGAGCTTCTTCGAGTAGGGTTAGATAGTTTTTACTTCCCTTTGGCCTACCATCTGGATTAGCATTATTGCCTGGCTCAAATGGTTTACCTCGCGGTTTTTCCGCGGTTTTATCCGTTAATTCATTTTCCACTTTCATCACATTCTATCGTTACCCTAAAACTTGACCCAGCCAGTCCTTGTAGTCTTAGCACCGCTTCAATATCACTTCG